CAACAGAGAGTTCTACCAACACCAGTCTTTACTATGGCAGTCTACACGGCGTGCCAGGATTCGTTGACAACGACACACCTTTCTTCCTTAACGATCGTTTTGGCCAGGGAGAAAAACTGGAACCATATAAGATTGACCTGAGCACGGCAGGTGCCCAGGCAGTTACACTGTTTTCAGGTTCGCCAACCAACAGCCAGACGATGACACAGTTTGACACAGCCAACAGCACTAACTTTGGTTCTAATTCTTACGAAATTGATTCTTATGCCACACCACCATACAACTCTGTTGGTTTCAACGACATAGCCATATTCATCAGGAGAGAAGGTGGCGGGTCCGCAAACAAATTCGTGTTTGACTCATACAAGGCGGGTGACTCAAGCGTGGAGAGGTCAAACATTGTGACAGTGTCAAACTTTGGCACAGGCGGTGACACATCAGGAACTTGTTGTTTCCTTGGAGCAACCAATGACGTGTTCTTGTTCGCTGGTTATGATCCTGGCAACACACGGATCATAGTGTTGAAATATGTGCATTCCACAAACACACTGTCAGAGGTGTTGAATTTTTCAGAGTCCTTGAGCGGTAATGAAGAAGTTAGACTACACAGGTGGGGCAGTTCAGGTGCGATACTGACTTATGGCACAACCAAGATGAGATTGATACAAGCATAGCAATAAATAACATTGTAATATTACAAAGGAGAAAACAATTATGTCAGCGGCTTCAAACTTTTTAGAAGACAAATTATTAGATCACACTTTGAGATCGCCTGGTGCGGCCTACGGTGCACCTTCAACGGTTTATGTGGCATTGTTCGCAGATTCAGGATCAGGTGTAGCGGCGGCTCTTGAGTCAAACACTACAGGTACAGATGCAACATCCAAGTGGGGATACTACGAAATCAACAACGGATCATATGCAAGACAGTCAGTGACTTTCGCGGCGGCTGGTACTACCACTACTGGTACTATTGAAACAAACGCAACAGTTTCATTTCCAGTGGCGACTGCCAACTACCAGACAGCGGGTTCAACAGGACAAGTGGTCACACACATTGCCTTAGTAGATGCGAGCACAAGTGGAAACATCTTGTTCTATGGTGCATTGACTACATCAAAAACGGTTTCATCAGGAGACCAATTTACAATATCATCTGGTAACCTAAGCATCAGTCTCGCTTAACACTGGGAGGTAATCCTCGTGTCAACAACCAGAGTCGTACGATATACCACTACTGATACCAGTTATGGTCTTGAGGTGGGTCTTCAACAGACCAACACATCTCGTCCAGGTTTCAGCAACAGCAGTGGTCGTAAACTGTGGACAACCAATGCAAACGGTACAAATACAGTTCAGTTAAATTCAAGTCCAAATCCTGAGTCAGGCCAATCCATTATTGGAATGCAGGCACAGGCCAGTGATCCATTCTTACAAGATCATCGTGGCATACCATCAACAAGGTGCACGGGCACTTTCGTTGGACCAACCACTGTCAACATTTCCGCTTCGTCTTTGAACAACGCCTACGACACTGAGACCACTTACTTCACAAACCAGGTTGATGGACTGTACATCAGTTCAAGCCAATGGCGACTGTTTGACGGCAGTAGCAACAGTGTGGTCTACAACGGCAACAGGGGTCTGCCAACATCAACGCAATTTCCAACAAGGACTCTGAAAGTCACTGGTAGTGGTGTCACCTTAGACACTGCCAATCAGAATCAAGCAACAACAGGCAACAACCTATCCAAAGTCAACATCTCTGTCAATTTCATTGGCACGTCACCAGAGACATTCGTACATTCAGTTTCAAATCCTGGAGTGCTGACGAGGACTTGGGAGGGTGACGATCACATCATTGATGGCAACGGTGGAGACAACGATCCTGCACTGCAGGGCACATTCTCTATCTCTGTACAAGGAGCAATACTAAGACTTGGTGAATCAAGTGTGTCATCCAACTTCAGTGTCAACGAGACCAGTATCAACAAGAAATTTGCTGTGTGCAATATGTCAGTTGGTACAACAACAGCAACGACACCTACGTTCAAGTTAGGTGCAACAAAAAATTTACAGGCCAACGCCAACGTGTTGGTATCAACAAACAATCTTGCTTTGGCGACAGCATCACTGCAGGGCACTGCAACTTTAAGCATAACACCATCATTCAAACCTGCTGTGATTGACAACTTCACTGCCATAGCCAGTGCGGCCAGTTCCGCAGGTGTGATCTACGACATCACGGGTGACTACACCTGGGACAGTTTCAATCTAAACACATACTTTGAAACAGGTTTCAGTGTTGACGACTTCGTGACTGTTGAAGGTGAATACACCTGGACATTCCTGGCCACGACAGCCTGGGATGACTGGCCTGTTGAGAGTTGGTTGGGCAATGAAGCAAGTTGGGACAACTGGCCAAACGACCTTTGGGAGAAACAGTATGTGGTTGAGTCAGCGGGATCAATGTTGCTGGCACCAACATTCAAACTGGGAGACACTGTATCGTACACAGGATCATTCACTGTGGTTGAGGACACAGCATTGGAAGAGCCAGGTGCGGCCAATCTTGTTTCAACGTTCACTATAGATCCAACAGCATCAGGTGTCATAGACGTCACCATAGCAATCACGTCAGCGATGTCACCATCACTGACTGCAAACATATCATACGCATTAGATGACACACCTATTGTCATAACAGGTGCGTTCACACCAGTTTTAACCGCGAGTGCGATAACAGACACATTTGCTGACATTGATGTAGCCTTTACATTCGCGGTTGAACCAACATTCAAACCTTCAGGTCAAGCAACGATCACTGCCGCTACAGAATTAGACCTATCGCCAAGATTCAAACCTGCAGGTTTGGCGGCGTTGACTGCATTAGCCAGCACTTTACAGGTTGGACGGCTGTTTTTCCAAGCAGATCCTTTCAACACAATCAAGGTTGATGCGGAAACAAGGACCATTGTCGTGCCAGTTGAAAATACACAAACATTGGTAATGGCAGAAAATAGAGTAAATATCGTTAGTGCAGAGACAAGGGCACACCTTGTACCGCAAGAAACACGGAGTTTAAAATTGAACATACCACCAATGACAAACAGATTTTCAACACCAAGGGTTAGGAGCAATCATTAATGGCAAACTTAACAGGATTCAAAAAAGACAACGACGGTCTGTTCATCACGAAGGATCCAGAGTCTAACATACAGTATGGACTTGATTTCACAGATTACCTGACAACAGGTGACAGTATCAATGGTACACCAACAGTGACTATCACATCACCAACTGGTGACACAGATCCATTGGTACACCCAACCAATGCATCAACAGACATACAGGTCACTAATGGCAAGTTGGTCAACATCAGATTACAGGGTGGCACCTCTGGCAACGTGTACAACATACGTTGCAAGATAGTCACATCACAGGGTGACACTGACGCAAGACATTTCAGGATCGTATGCGAGGATAAAAGTTTATAATGGACGCACAGAAGAAATCATACAAATTAGATCACGACCTTATATTCAAACTGGCTTCAATGCACTGCACCTACGAGGAGATAGCAGACTGCGTTGGCACATCAGTGACCACACTACAGAAGAGATTCAAGAACCTCATAGAGAAGGGCAAGGCAGAAGGTAAGAAGAGTCTGAGACGGGCACAGTTTGAAAAAGCATTGGCGGGCGATGCTCGTATGCTTATGTTCCTTGGAAAAAATTGGTTGGGCCAACAGGATTCACCAACAGATGAAGAGTCCACAGGACCATTACCTTGGGAAGAGAAATAACCCTACATAATTAACAGTATGAAACTATCAACACCGCAACGCAAGGTAGCGGATGACCAAGCACGATTCAGGGTGTTGGTCACTGGCAGGAGATTTGGTAAAACCACTTTGGCAATCAGAGAACTGTGTTATCACGCACGGAATTCTGGCAAGATATGTTGGTACGTGGCACCAAGTTATAGACAGGCCAAACAGATCGCCTGGGTAAAGATCAAACAGATATTGAAGGACCTACGTTGGGTCAAAAGGATCAACGAGGCAGAACTAACAATAGAATTAAAAAACACATCAAGGATATGCTTGAGAGGTGCTGACAACAAGGACTCACTAAGGGGAGTTGGTATTGACTTCCTTGTGCTTGACGAATGTGCTGACATTGACGAGGAGGCCTGGACGACAGTGCTTAGACCAACACTGTCTGACACACAGGGACTGGCCTTGTTTGAAGGCACACCAAAAGGTATGAATTGGTTCCACGACCTGTACCAGAGGGGACAGGATCCATCAGAGAATGAATGGAGCAGTTATCAGTACACCACCATTGACGGTGGTTTCGTTGATGCTGGAGAGATAGAACAGGCCAAGAGGGATCTTGATGCCAAGACTTTCAGACAGGAATACCAAGCAACCTGGGAGACATATTCAGGCATAATTTATTACGGTTTCTCAATGAGTGAGAACGTCAAACACTTTGACGAACCACTTGACAACAACATCATACACATAGGAATGGACTTCAACCTTGACCCAATGGCCGCCGTGGTGACACACATCAAAAACGGCGTGCTTTATGTGATGGACGAGATACAGATATGGAGTTCAAACACGGAAGAGATGTGCCAGGAGATACATCGTAGATATCCAGGCAAGAAGATATTCGTGTATCCAGATCCTGCATCAAGACAAAGGAAAACATCAGCGGGTGGTAGGACTGACCTTTCAATACTACAGAACGCAGGCTTCATCTGCAAGGTTCCACCAAGGCATATGGCGGTCAGGGATCGTGTAAATTCAGTGAATGCCAAGTTATGTTCCGCGTCAGGAGAGCGACAGGTATTCATTCACCCATCCTGTAAGAATCTGTTAAATAGTGTTAGCAAACACACTTATAAAGAGGGAACCGTGTTGCCAGATAAGACACAGGGATTTGACCATATGAATGACGCATTAGGATATTTGATTTCATTTCTTTACCCAATCAGGACAGCATACGAAACGGCAGAACCTCAAAGGTTCAGTGTTAAAACAGGAGCAATTATATAATGCCACAGGACATCTACGGTTTAACTCAGACATTCACTGATGCATCAGGCAAAAACATCAGCCTACCAGTACATCAAGACTATGACACATACATCAATCATTGGAAATTCCTAAAGAGAAGTTATCTTGGTGGTGCTGAATACAAAAGGGGGATGTATCTAAAGAGATACCAGTACGAGAACGAGGGCGAATACCTTACAAGATTATCACACGCGGCAGAAGACAACCATTGCCGTTCAATCATTCACACATACAACGCATTCCTATACAGACAACAACCCAAGAGGGATTTTGGCCTGTTAGACAGTTCACCAGAGATAGAGCAGTTCTTAAAAGACGCTGATCTTGAAGGACAGAGTTGGGAGGCGTTTATGAGAGACGTCAATGTGCAGAGTTCAATATATGGACACTGTTTGGTTTTAGTTGACAGACCAGAGACAGTGGTTGGCACAAGGGCAGAAGAATTAGAACAAGGCATCAGGCCGTTCTGTCAGATATACACACCAGAGAACATACTGAACTGGAGATTTATAAGACAACCAAACGGACACTATGAGATAGCAGAACTAATGCTCTTGGAACAGGACGAAAGATATGACAGGACTGGTGATTACTACATCCGTAGATGGACACCAGACACGATTGAACTTTACGAATACAATTCAAGTGATGCCAAACAGCCAATGAAACAGATTGAATCAAGACCCAACAACCTTGGCAAGGTGCCAGCGGTATGGTGTTATGCCAACAAGGGTCCAATCAGAGGTATTGGTGTTTCAGACATTTCAGGTGTGGCACAGAGTCAGAGATTCCTGGCCAACCTTTACAGTGAAGCAGAACAATTGGTGAGTCTTACCAATCACCCTTCATTGGTGAAAACAAGATCAGTTTCAGCACAGGCGGGAGCAGGTGCGGTCATTGATATGCCAGAAGAATTAGATCCAAACCTTAAACCATACCTACTACAACCCAACGGTGGTAATCTTGAAGCCATACTTAAAACTATGGACGAGACTGTGAAGTCAATTGACAGGATGGCACATATGGGTTCTATCAGGGCCATTGAGACAAGACAGATGTCAGGTGTGGCGATGCAGTCAGAGTTCCTGATGCTTGACGCCAAACTGTGTGAGAAGGCAAAGAATTTAGAATTGGCGGAAGAACAAATTTTCAGATTATTCAGTCTATGGCAAGGTGAGGCCTGGGACGGAGAAATCAAATACCCAATGGCATTCCATATCAGAGACAAGAACCTTGATATGGACATAATCAACAAAGCCGCGAGTGCCCAAAGAGATTCAGCCGCCGCGACTCCAAATGTTAAATCAATAATTGATCAGAAGACGATAGAGATATTGGCCAAAGACGAAGATGAATTAGAAGAAATGCAGAATCAGGTGGCAGATGATGGCCAGCACGACCCAATGACCAATCCAGCAGGTATGGTAGCACATATGAGAGAGATGATTGAGCAGGGAATGAGCAACGAGGACATCCTAAACCTACATCCTGAGATAGCAAGATTTTTTGGAGGAACAGATGGCGGAGTACCAGGGCAGGAAGATAACACTCAATAAACCATTCAGGACACCAGGCAAGTCAAAGAAGTTTGGTGTGTACGTGACCAACAAGTCAACAGGTCGTGTGCAGATAGTGAGATTTGGTGATCCCAATATGCGGATCAAGAAAAACATACCAGCAAGGAAGAAAAGTTTCTTGGCCCGTTTTGGCGGCATCCTAAAGAAAGTAAAAGGACAGAAATCTTTGAGTCCTGCGTATTGGAGTATCAAGGCGTGGAGATAGAAGATGGCAGGAATAAAATCAAGAAAAGGTCAGCAGACAAATCACCAAAAGTACGCAGTGAACGGAAGACCAGTAAGGCCTTGTCAAGTGTATCTGCAGAAGACCTCAGGCAATGGCTACACACGGTACGGATCAGCGAATTACATAGATTCAGGTGAGACCGTGCAAGACCACAATGGAATCGCAATACCTTGGAAGCAGATAGATTTTGATTAGGAAACTTTACAGATTACCAGAAGAGACGGCCAGGCACAGGCAATTGAAACAACTGTGTCTTGACTACTTCACACACTACGACAAATTGATGAAACACCCAAGCAAGACCAATGCCGCACGAGCCAGGAAGGCCTGTGTGTTGTTGAAGAGGGTGGCTCACGCCAGGGGAGTTGAATTACTGGACCTTTATGCACCATCAAGGAACGAGGGCAGACCAGAGAAATTCCCAACCAAGCACAGGATTAAGGAGGATCACAATGGACAAGAAAAAGAAGAAGAACAAAGGATCTAAGTCTGGCAGAAGAAAACCCAGTGGCAGACGTAGGTAAGGACATTGAGAAATGGATCAGACAGGTTGTTGCTAAAACTCATAAGGCGAGTGGAGCGACAATCTGTCCTTTTGCGAAAAGAACACTTGAAGATAGAAAGATACAGATCTCAATGGCGAAAGAAGATGTGCTATCTCAGATTGATCATTGTTGTGACCTTTTTGATATTCTGCATCTGGACATTGTCATCCTTTATTTCACTGACGAGATAACAGAACGAAAACTATCCAACCTTTGCAAGAAGGCACACCAACACAATCCCAACTACGCCATAATGTATGACCACCCAGACAACGATGGACTACATAAGGGTGTATCATTCAGTTATGGCAAAGCACCATTGGTAATGATACAGGGAATGGCAAAACTGAAACAAGCACAACAAAAACTTAAACAGTCTGGATACTACGAGAAGTGGGACATAGACTCGTTTGAGCAGTTTTACTAATAAATAAACACATAGTGGTAATCCTGCCACGCATAACAATAGGAGGACTACGATGAGTCAAGAATCAACATCGCCAGACGTTCAAACTGCCACTGGGGCAACTGAAACAGTCTCTAACACGATCCAGGACACAGCGGACAATCAACCCGCGAAAGTCTACACTCAAGCAGACATTGATGCTGTGGCGGCTGAAGTAAGAAGAAAAGCAGAAGCCAAGTATGAGAAGAAGTTTGGTCAAGTGGACGTTGAGAAATACCAGAACTTTTTGGCACAGGAAGAACAACAAAAGATCTCCCAGGCCAACGAGAAGTCAGAGTTTGAGAAACTGTTAAAGGAGAACGCAGACAAGTTCAACAACAAGATTTCAACACTAACTTCTGAACTGACAAAGATCAAGGTGGATGGTGCACTTATAAATGCCGCATCAACCAAGAAAGCGGTGAATCCAGAACAGGTCGCGAGACTGGTTAGGGAAAACATCAAGATGTCAGAAGCAGGAGAGGTTGAAGTGGTTGATCCCAAGACAGGGCAAACAAGATACACTGACAATGGTGATCCTCTTAACATAGATGGGTTGGTTTCAGAATTCCTAAACACCAATCCACACTTTGTTCAAGCGGGACAACCAGGTGGTGGATCTAAATCAAACACTGGCACAGAAGGTGTTCCTCAAGTTGATGTTGAGAGTCTGGATATGAACAATCCAGAACACAGAAAGAAATATGCTGAGTGGCGAAAGACACAAGGCTATTAAACATTAACAATAATAAGGAGAGCAAAAAATGGCTCAAACTACACTAACAACATTGGCGAACAAAATAGCGCCAATCGTACAAGAAGCGATGTTCGTTGCGAGTGAAACTGCAATTATGCCAGGTCTTGTTAGAACTTTCACAGTTCCAGCAAACGCAGGCAAAATTTTACAGGTTCCTCTATACAGCACTGCTTCTGCGGCAAACGTGGCTGAAGGAACTGATTTAGCAGGTACTTCAACTGATGTCGCAATCACTCCAAGCAAAGCAGATATCACACTTGTGGAAGCAGGTGCGATGACTGTCTTAACAGATATGGCAAGAAACTACTCAACAGGTAATGTTGTTTCAGATCTTGGTAGAATCTTTGGAGAAGCAATCGCGAAAAGACACGACCAAGCCTTAACTGGTTTGTTCAGTGGTTTTTCAAACTCTTTGGGTGCGGCCCAAGACGAGATCACTGTTGAATTACTTTTCAAAGCATATTCAACTTTGAAATCAAATGCCGTTCCAGGACCATACTACGGTGTGTTCCATCCAAAAGCGATCTACAATGTTAAGAAAACATTAACAAACACATTCACTAATCCAAACGCGGGTATCTTACAGAACGAAGCGATGAGAGAAGGTTATGTGGGTAGAATTGCTGGTATTGATATCTTTGAATCATCTAACGTGGTTGAAGATTCAGCGACTTCAGTGACTAACGCAGTATTCTCAAGAGATGCTTTAGGTCTTGCTGTTGGCGAAAATATCAGAATCGCTACACAAAGGGACGAATCATTAAGAGCGGAAGAAGTGGTAGCATCAACTGTTTACGGTGTTAAAGAACTACACGACTCTTATGGTGTTAAAATATTAGGAGACAATCAACTTTAATAGTTGATACCTCACTAATCTCTAAAAGGGGCCGTGGCAACATTGGCCCCTTTTTTTTACGACTATGATTGTTTGGTTCAACGGACACAGTCAGCGACAATTCTTGGACCTGCCCAAGCGAGGCCTTGAGATTGGTTGCAATTACATCAGGCGTGTTAGACCTGTTGATTTCGTAGTGGCCTATGATCCAGATGTGATCAACAAGATACAAAAAGAAGACAACGTGGTGTACTACACACGGCCTCACTACGCCACCGCTGGCGAATGGAATCGCATTGGAGATGACAACATACAAGGACTCAACAGCGGATGCCTTGCGGTTCTGCTGGCGACAAAACTGTCTAAGAAGCCCATATACATCATAGGTTGTGATTGGGGGATTAATCTTAAAACAGTTTTTGATTACGGCAAGGGAGAACAACGCAAGTACAACAATCAACAGAAGAAGTTCTTGAAACAATTGGCACAGGACAACGAAATAGTAGTGGTTAATGATGATAAGGTTGATGTGCCTGTTGAGATAATCTCATCTGCGGAGTTCCGCAATAAATACTGATACACAAGGTAGGACCTTGTAGAAACTAAAAGAAGGACTTTTACAAATGGCACAATTTGCGACAGATACGGACCTGTTAGAGTACGTTCCAGACATCAAGAAATATGGAATACAAGACTGGTCAGCACAGCACGAGAAGACTTACGACGACATAATCAGACTACTGAATATAAAATGGTGGCCTACAACTGGATACACAAGATATGATATTTCAGTCATTGGAGGTAGCGAGAAACTATCACCAAGCAGATTGAATTCAAGCCAGTTCACGAGGGCCGCGGTCTATCACACTCTTGCCTATTACATCTATCCTAAACTTTCAACATTTGAACCTGATGGAGATTCATTCAGGGAACAGATGGGTTTTTACAAGGCGAAGTTTGAAGAGGAATTTGATCTAATATTGAAAGATGGCGTCCACTATGACCTTGATTCATCAGGCACATACACGGACGGTGAGAAACAATCATTTTATAAAGGTAGATTGATTAGATAATGTCAGCAAGAGAAGATATAGCAAAAAACATAGTAGAACAGTTGGAGAATATGAATGATCCAGCACCAGGTCTGGTCTCAAGAGTTTTCTTTGATGTCAGTAAACTGGCGATCACACAGTTCCCAGCGATACTGGTTGTGACCAACAACGAGGTCAGGGACGACATATCAATGAATGCCAGACAGGGCGTGATACAGTACGAACTTAGATGCTATGTCAGGGGCACGGAAGTTGACACGTTGAGGAACGAAATAATTGAAAGGGTTGAAGAGACCCTTGAACTGTCAAGGGACAGAGACATCACACTGGCAGTGGCAAATATTCACAATGTAA